TTCCTTTTAAGTTAGACTATGGACCTAATACATCTAATGATACAGCTTTAGATATTCATAAAGAGAAAGGAATTACACTTACTTATAATTCTCATACCCCTGTAGAGAAACTTAAAAGTAATACTACAGAAAAGAAAGAAACTAAGAAAGAGAATAAAAAAGAAAGTAGTAACAAGCCTTTGATATTTACTAATACAGAAGTTGATGTAGATGATAGTACTAAAAAGTATGATAGTTTCTCTCCTAATTTCCATAATAAAGAAGTAGTAATATCATATGAGTATGAAGGTAAGATACATAAATCTCATGCAGTAAGATTGACAAATCATACTGATAATGAGTTATATCTTGCTATGCAGGTTAAGTCTACTGTTAATACAGGTTTAAATGCAAACCATTTTGTAGTTGAAAAAGCTGATTATATATTAGTTGCTCCTAATGGTGCTACTTATATTCTTAGTGCTAATTCTGAGGTAAATCCATCAGACTATGCTAAGGCAGTAGTTGATGCTTTTGGTAACAACTTAAAACCTGAAACAAGAGAGATTATTAGTACTCTACTTAACTCTACATCTTTATTAGAGAATAGAAATAATAATAACTCTAATGATACAGAAGTTATAGAAGTTAAAGAGGAAAAAAAGGAGCAGGAAAAACCTGTAATGCCTTCACCTGTAATTGAGCAGCCTACTGTAATTCCAGCAGAAGAGAAACAAGAAACTAAAGAAGAAAAGAAAGATGAAAGTATTGATGATTTATTTGATGATATTAATAATTTATCTGATAGTTCTTCAAGTTTTGGAGTTCTCAATGTTAATGAGGAGTTAGATAGTGATATGCCTGCACCACCTACTAATGATACTCATGATGATGATTATGTAGGTCCTACTATACTTACTTTAAGAGAAGTTGATAAGAAAAGAAAGACTTGGAATAGAGAAGAAGAATTATCTTGGTTATCAAGAGCTTTACCTCAATTCTCTTTAGGTACAAGAGTTCAAATAGTACAAGGTTTATTACAAGTAGCAGGTAGAGGTAATAAAGCTTGGGGTCAATATTCTAAAGGTATTATTACTTTATCTGATGTAGCAGCAGAAGGCACTACATATCATGAGGCTTTTCATGCTGTATTTAATCTTATGTTAGATAGTGAAAGTAGAAAGGCTATTCTTGCTGAAGCTAAGGCTAAGTATAATGTAGAAAATACATTAGAATTAGAAGAGTTATTAGCAGAAGACTTTAGAAGATATGTAATGGGAGAACAAAAGCAATCTTTAGGAAGAAGAATTCTTAATTTCTTTAAGAGTTTATTTACTAAAACTAAACATTGGAACTCATTACAACCTACTATAATGAGTTTATATAGTGGTATTCAGAATGGTGACTTCTCTAAAGTTGACATTAAGAATGAATTTAATAATACTGATGGTACTATTAAAACCATTAAAGAGAGTAGAGATTTTACTGATACTCTAAAAGAGGTAAAGCATACTACTTGGGAGTCTTTAGATAAAACCACTCTTCATGAGTTACTTGTAAAGGGTTGGACTAAGGAAAGATTTAATTTAATATCTCAAGAAGAAAAGGAAATGGTTACTTTATGTTCAGGAGTATAAAATAAAAAAAGAGAGTAGTTAAATACTACTCTCTTTTTTTGTATTACATTAAGCCTTGCTTAAAGTAATTAGTTGCATCTTCTTGGTCTATTGCATTTCTAAAGTTCTTATTCATAGGTACTAAAGGTGACTCAAATAAAATCTTATAGGCTTTTGAGTGTCCTTTATAATGTCCAGACTTCATAAGAGCATCTTTACCTCCCATAAACTCATAGTTATAAGGATTAAATAAAGACAATAAACCTAACATACTATTAATTGTGGTAACACCTGCTGCTGGAGAGTTAACAATCTTAATTAACTCTCTTGGCATTTGTGGAGTAACAGACATTGAACTTAATTCTGAATAAAGTCTATAAGTCTGATATTCTAACATCTTCTTATACCAAGGTCTATTCTTTTTATCATCCCAATCCCAAAGAGATATAATAGCTAACAGAGCTAATATATGACCTGTTTCAGTCAATGCTCTTCTAAAGTTTCTCTTTTCATGTTCTGATAAGTTTTTATAATTAGTTATCCAATTATACTGACCTTGTTTAAGTTCTTTTATACCTCTTGCTACAAACTCAAACACAGTGTTATAATAACCTTGAGTTTCTTGCTCTAAATCCATATTATAAGTAGATGCTTGAAATCTTCTATTAAAACCATCTCTCATCCACTTTCTAAATAAGATAGCCATTCTACCAACAGCATACTGTTGAATAGCAGACCTATCTAACTTATTATAAGTACCGTGCATTTTTCTATTAATAGCATAAGATTTTTTTGTAAACTCAAAAATGTCTCTTTTAGTAAATTGGGAGCCATCAAGTTTAGTATAACCATCTTTGATAACTAATTTAGCACCTTTATCTTTATCATTAGGGTCTATATATCTAACTTCTAATGCTTTCCAAAGGTTAGTTTCATTACCTTTATCATCTAACATTTTATATCTATGAGCCAAAGCTAAAGCAGTTCTATTTTGCATCCAATGTTCACCTGCATTATTCATAGAGAATAAAAGACCTGTACCAAATAACTTAGTAAACCTTGTTCTCATATTCATATCAGAGTCCTTGATTTCTTGTTCATAGTCTTGTAAAACATTAAATAATTCATCAAATAAAGATAACTTATTAGTTTTAACTCTTTTACCTATTTCAGCTACATAAGATGGTAAATTAGCTCCATATTCTTTATCAGCATAAATAGTATCTTTTTCATTGAAAAACTCACCTGCAAAAGACTCTATTCTCATCATAACTGAACCAGTAAAAATATTAGAAATACCACCTAATAAGTTAAGACCAATCATATTAATAGAGGTTAATGTATTAATATTGTTAGCTAACTTAGCAATAGGAATACCAAATAAATCGCCTTCATCTTTCATATATCTACCATAACCTTGCATAGTCATTAAGTCATCAAGTCTATCAAGTAATTTTGATTTACTTTTAATTAAAGGTCTTGTTACTTTCTTACCTAAAGACTTGAACTCTTCTACTACAGGATTGTTAGCTTTACTTTCTTGTACTTCTAAGTTATCTCTTAAATAACTTCTTGTAAGTTCAAGACCATCAATTACTTTATTCATTTCATTATAGTCCAGAGCCATAGAAGCAAAAGATATTAAAGTAGATGTAGCATCAGTTGACATATCATTTATATCTTCTCCTTTCCTAAGACTTGTATAATATAAAGGTAAAGTTTGAACTTCATAACCTTCAAAGTCTTGCATAGAATTTGATACTCCCATATCTATATCATCTGACCTTCTAAGCCAAGCATCCTTAACAGCTTCAAATATCTGTTTACCACCAGACTTTATACTATCAGAGTCCTTAACTCTTTCTATTAAACCTTTTCTAATCTTTATAATAGAATTAGGTCTCATAGTTCCCTCTGGTAACATATTATTGTACTTGGTCATAAACTTCATAAAAGTATCATAATACTTTCTTTGAGCAGAACCTTCTACAGGGAAATTATCATTATGGTATTTATTTATATCAGGTGTTCTTTTACCATCTTCTGTCATAATAGTATTATCATTTATCCAATTATACTTTGCTCTACTATAACCTGTAATATCTTCAGATGGTGTACCTATACCATATTCTTCTTTTAACTCATCAAATGCTTTCTGTTTAGCTAACTTATATTTAGTATAATCAATTTCAGAAATATAGTAACCAGTAAGTTTACCATTTTCATCCCTTGCATACATCCAATCAGTATCTTTTATACCTGCTTTTTCAAGTTCTATTTGTGCTGCTTTTAATTCTTTAGAGTCTTCAATAGCTTCAAGTCTTGCTTTATTCTTAGCTTCTTTTATTATCTGGTCAAATATTTTAATTACTAAAGACTCAGAGTCAGCTGCACTATCTAAAAATCTATCTGCCCATGATATGTCTTTTTGTACAAAGTGCATAACCTCATCAATAGTAAATGTATGACCTTTGTATTTACCTGTGTGATAAGTAATACCTTCACCTATAAAAGGTTCAAACATTTTAACTACTACATCTTTAGTTGCTACATCTAACATACCTTTTAAGTCAGAATTAAGAATAGTTAACTCATTAATCATTTCTTTTAATTCTTCTAAAGAGTCATCTTCAGAGTCTTTATTCAAAATGTATTGTTTCTGTGCTGTATCTAAGACCTCAGCATTAGCATAGATATAGTTTCTAATATCTCTAAGTAAAGCAGCTCTTTCTTGTAAAGACATATCTTCTTTAGTATTTAGGCTCTCTAACTTAGTCTTTAGTTGGTTCATCACATCTACACTATAAGTTAACACATCAGCAATAGCCTGTTTGTAATTTTCTTTCTCAATGTTTATATCTAATTGAGTAATATATTCTTTTTGCTTTTCAGAGAACTCACTATTTTTAGTTCTATTCTCATAGATTTTTAACCTCTTTTTAGCATTGTCACTCATCTTAATAGCAGCTTCTTTTAATGTTTCAGCCCTATTACCTATTTGAAGTAATCTATTACCCATTTTAATAGTATCAACATTATACTCTACTTTGTTCTTTAGAATATTTTTAGCAAGTTCACTCATTTGAGAGTCAGCTTCTACTTTTGCTCTTTTGATACTATCTTCATTAAACTTTGAAAAGAAATTTTTAAGCAGATTAATAAACCTTGATAATAGATTAGTATAAGGTTTAACCTCTTGTTTATTAAACTCAGAGTTAAGATGTTGTGCAAGTAATTTACCAGCAGCTTCCTCAGCTAATAACTTAGGATTGTTATTATACTTAATCTTATAGTCTTCATAACTATCTCCTAATATTTCTTTAACTAAACCTTTCTTATCTATAAAGTCTATTAATCTCTCTGCAAGAGGTTGGTCTTTCATTGCTCTTAAAGCAAAATGTGCAAACTCTTCTGGTAATGCTTTTTCACCTTTTTCACCTTTAGCTAACCTTATAAGATGTATTAAACCATCTGCTGCTCTTTGTGCTTGGTCAAAATCAGCAACACCATTTATACCCATTCTTTCTTCAAGGTCAGTAAGAGCATCTACTGCTATTCCATTAGCTGATAATATATTATTTAGAACTTGATTTAATTTATAATTAGCTATACCTTTTTCAGTTTCTAAAGAATATTTACCAGATGTATTATCAAATGCTCTAATAGCTATTAGTACATGGTCCCCTTTTTGTACTCTAATTACTTTAACTGATACTTTATTTCTATGAGGACTTGTAGTATTAAACTTTAATGCTTTATCAAATAACATATAATAATTCTTATTGTTATCTACATAAAGTTTTAATTCTTTACTACCTCTTTTATAATAACCTATTTCTTTATTAATATCCTCAACAAGTTGAGCCATATTAACTGCATTATCTAAATGAGCAACATTGATTAAACTATCTAAAGTAGGTTCACCATTCTCATCAAAAGAAAGTTTACTATACACAGGGTGGTTCTTAAACTCTTCACTTCTTGTTCTATTCCAAATATGAATGGCATTTAATCTATTACCAGCAAAATAAGATAGCAAGCTCTTAAAGAGCTTGCTTTCTTTTATAACACCATCTACTTTTACAGTAGGAAACATTTTACAACTTTTAGCCATATATTTTATATATTAAAAACAAATATCATCATTTTCATCATCTTTTACTACCTCAGTTTTATCAGCTTCACTTATAGGTATGAATACAGACTCAGACCCATTAGAGTCAATAATACCAATAGCATTAGGGTGTAAAGTATAACCCTGTTTGCCAAAGGCTTTTCTTGATGCTTCTTCTTGTTGTATTCTTTTTATCTCTTCATTTGATAGACCCTCTACACTATGATTATCTGTATTAGGTTCATCAGACTCTAAAGACTCAAAGTAACTATTTTCCTGAACTGAACTTCCTTCATACTGTTGTTTTAATTCTAAATCTTTTTGAAGAGTATAGAACTTATCATTAACAGCTATAACAGATTTCATTTCTGAAACATCTGAACCATATTCATATTCTACAAATTGATTTTTATAACCTAAAGGTTCAACTCTCTCATAATTTAAGTTATCACCATCTCTTCCTATATACTTATAGTAAATAGTGTTACCACCATTTCTAAAAGCAAGGTAACTATAATAGTCAACTAATAAGTCACCTTCTTCAGTTTCTTCAATATCTCTTACAGCACTTTTATTTGCTGATGACATTTCATTACTAAGAGGTATAATAATGTTATCTAAAATATCATTATCTTTCTTAAACTCAATAGAGTGACCATCAGAAACCATAGGTACTAACTTTCTATTATCTAAGTGATTAAGTACATACTGGTCAATGAATTCTTTATAACTATCTTCAGAAGTCATAATGTCTCTTAAATCTTTAATATAATCTGGTATGATTTGTCTTAAAGATAGAGGAGCTAAATGTGAAAATGTTGAAGGACCAAAACCTAATCCATTTCTATAGAAACTATATAAGAACAAATAAGAACCTAACATTGCAACTTTTTCATCAGAAGATGTAATAAGTGAAATCCACTCATTTGTAAATCTGTCCTTTTGTTGTTTTGAAAGATGTCCTACATTCTTAAATACTAATATATCAGTAGGGTTAGATTTATTAGCCTTTATAAATGCTATTCTTTTAACAAATTCATTATTTTCTAATTCTTTATTTTCACTTCTAAACTTAGCAAAATATTCAGGGAAACTATTGATAAATAAATCTCTCTTATCTCTTGCAGATTTTAATCCATTAGAAGCATTAGCATCTAAACCAAAGAATGAATTTTTAGATAAGATATATGCTAATAAATTATCATAAACATCATTCATAGTCTTAACATCTAATTCTCCATACTTAGATATATCATTTAGACCTCTTACATAATTACCATTCTCATCTTCATAACCTTGAAATATCTCATCAAAAGAGTCTTTGAATTGAGGGAAGTATTTACCAAGTAATCTGTATGAACCTGCTACACCATAAGTATAGAAGGCTTGTAACATAGGTATAGGACTGTTATCTACAATTCTATTAAGAGTTTCTGTATCTCCATCTATTAACTCTTCTTTGACAAAAGGATTAATAAGATTACCAAGACCTGTAATAAGAGTACTCTTACCATTTAATTTATTTATAACCTTTTCAGCTTTCATTATCTTTTTGAAAGTATCAGCTATAGTAGGTCCTGCACCACCATTCTGTGTATCTGCTCTACTTATAGATACTATATCTTCTAAGAGGTCAGCAGACCTAAGAATATGTTTGAATAAGTAACCAACACTAATCTGATTATTATAGAAATCCATAACATCAGAGTCTTGCTCTGTTATAGAAGACATATCATCAAACTGTGAAGCTCTTTTTTCTAACATTATATTATGTGCAAGTTGAGCATCTTTCATTTCCATTTTATAAAAAGGAGTAAATGAATTTGATGGATTTACATGAGAGTTTCTAACCTTATATTTATCTACTACTGTTTCAATAGCCTCTTGTATAGATATACCTTTATTTCTATTCAACATATAGTAAGAAGTAATATCTTTAACTATAGGTTGATTTAAGAAAAGACCTATAGTGTTAACACTATAACCTAATCTTGCTAAAAGCATAGTAGTACCAATAGTAAATGAGTTCTGATTTAATGCACCTAATACAGGGTCTTTAGCATTATCCACAGATGCTGCCAAATAACCTGCAATAACATTTGAAATATATTGTCCATCAGAATTAAGTATAGCATCTAACTTGGTTAACTTTTTACCATTTAATGTAAAAGCAGCCATATTAGATAATCTAATATCTTTAACCCACTGCAACATAGCATGATTAGCATTTTGATTTGCATAACCACCAATTAATGCTGCACCTGTCATAAGATTTTGATGTAACTTAACTTGAGTTCTTGGACTTAGTGGGTCTAACTTTGGTTTGTATTGACTCCATAAGTTTTCAAATGTATCTGGGTCTAACTCTAAAAAGGCATTGTATGCTTCCTCAGAATTATTTACTTTCTTACCTGCTTCTTTTAATATCTTAAACATAGCAGGTTCATCTAATTCAGCTAACAAACTTACAATTCTTGATACTCTTTTATGTTCTGTAAAACCACCTGGCTTTAACATCTTATGAGAAGTATTTTTATCAGTTAATACTCCCCACATCATATCAATAAGTCTATTATTTCTTTGCTTTCTTGAGTTTTGACTTTCAGATTTACTGTTGTTATACTCTATCTTAACAAAAGGCTTGTTTTTATTAATGTAATTCTCTTTTCTTGTCTTAAACCATGTCTTAAATCTATTTCTTGCTTCTTGAGAAAAATGATAATTTTTAGCACCAGAATTTTTCAATACTTTATCAAATTCCTTCTGATAACTATCAAGAGTATCATCATCTAAACTATCATAATCTTCTTCTTGACTTTCTACATAATTTCTAAAATGACTTTCATAGTTAGTGTTTATTTCATTAACTATATCTTCATTAGCAGGGTCATTGTAGAAATCTTCCCAAGCTTTAGTAATATCATAGTTAGTTTTGAACTCTGGTAACATTACATACATTTTATCAATATCAAAGTCAGAACCTGTAATAGTAGTGATTTCTTCTGGCATCATAATAGTTGAACCATTCTGTTGAGGTAAGAAACCTTTAATATAAAGTGGAAACATTGAATATTTATCCTCCGTTGGTTGTTTTGTTATCTTATAAGCATTTAACTTATAATTCTTTATGTTTTCATAAAGCACGGACTATATCTTCATCCTATTAGGATGTTGGGTACTCGTGTCAGTATTATATTCTTATTATAAAATAAGTTTCAACTGTTAGTCTCTGAACCTTCATTCTTTGTTAAAGGAATGCTCGGCTGCTGATTGTCCCTATTTATTAAATTGTCACATATCTGTATATTCCCAGAAATAACCATATCTTTTCTTATGAGTTTTTATACCATTATTAATATTAGCATCTTTCTTTTCATTTCCTAAAAATCTTGCAGCTTCTCTAATAGAAATAAAAGTATTTATTATATTACCTTTATCATCTAATTGATTAATTTTTTTCTTAAAAGGATTTGAAATTCTTAATTTCAGACCTATCTTTTTTGCTTTATCATTATAACAATTATTATAAGCCTTAGTACACCATTCTAAATTACTAATATTATTGTTTTGTTTATTCTCATCTTTATGGTTTATACATTCTAAGTTATCAGGATTAGGAATAAAAGTATCAGCTACTAATCTATGTACTGCAATAGTTCTTATTTTATTAAAATCATCATATAGTTTAACTATAGGATAACCACTACTGTCTAATACCACAGATAAAGGTTTTAATATATTACCTTGTCTATAACTGAATACTTTACCACTTTTAGTTATTCTATAACTTGGGTAATTTCCAAATCTGCTTCTAATTATAAATAATTCTTCATTCATATAATAACTATATATAGATTTATATGTACAAAGATACTATAAATAATTTATATATACAAATTATGTATTAATAACTTAACAGGAGGTTCCAGCAATTCTCCCAATTTATTTTGCCAATAGCATTACTGCTAAAGGGAATCCCAATCTTTCGATTAAATTCTATAACCTATTAACTTTCTTAACTTATCATCTAACTTTGTTACATCTAAAGTATGACCATCTTTACTCAATAGAGGTTCATAAAACTCTTTACTATAAGCAGGCATATAACATTCAAAATAAGCTATAGAAATTTCTCCTTCTTCAAGAGCTTTCTTTGCCCATTCTTTATATAACCGCTCTGAATGAGTTTCATTACCTTTTATCTTCTTATACTCTTCATAATTAAGAATTTTACCTTCTTTATCTTTGAAGATAATTTTTAATTCATCTGTTAATCCATAAGCTGAAACTTGTACTAATGAACCACCTTTAATTTTTTGTTTGGTAATTCTGTTTTTAATAATAGAATTTAATAATTGCTGTACCATATTAGTTTGTACTGGGTCATAGAGTGGTATTTGGAATTGACCATTATCATCTAAAGTACAAGCTCTTCTAATATCTTGGTTATACTTATTATTTCTACTTGCTTCTTCTTGAATTACTCTTTCTATCTGTTTTGGGTCTTCAAATATCTTATCTACTTGTCTGAAAGTTTCAAAAATATTCTCTGTAAGTAACTTATTATAATGTTGCCACCATTCAGCTTTTGTCATAGTAATACCATTAATAGTTACACTATCTTCCATATCAGCAGCTATAAGCTTTCTAATCTGAGTACCAAAAAGTTGTTCAGTATCAATAATATGCTCTGGAACTTCACTCTGAAAACCATAGTCTTCATAAGGAACAGTATGTAACACATTATCATTTTCATTACTATCTGGTCCTATAGCATCTTCTAATGCTTTCAGTACATCATCATAAGACTCAACATTAGATAAATCAATAGCACCTTGATTACCTACTTTAACAACAGAGTCAAATTGTACTACATCAATATTTCTATTGTTCATGAAAGCATTAATTGCTCTAAGTTTTTCAGAATTAGCTAACTTACCACCAAGTATAGTATCAGCTAATAATAAGAACTCTGAATTCTTATGTTGGACACCCTGTTTCAACATACCATCACCTACTCCACTATCTACAGCTACTTGAGAATACAAATAAGGTTTAATTGGCTGCCAAATAGTATTGTAATCTTCGATAGACCACTGACCATTTTGTATCTTCTCATAAGCACTTTCCATTGCATCAGTCCATTTACCTGCCATATCAAGTACTGACCTGTAGGAACTTAAAGACCTATAAGCCTGACCATCAGTTACATTAACCTTTTTATATTCTGTAAGAATGAAATCTCTATCTATCTTAGATAAATTAGGATTTTGTTTAAGTACCTTTTCTATCTCCTCTAATATAGTTGATTGAACTCTGGAGTCTTTAATATAAATAGTTCTTTCCTTTTTCTTACCATATTTACTTGAAGTATTCATTCTAAGAGAAGGAGCATGAACCTCTTTATATCTTTTAGTAAAATCTTCAAGACTTGCATACTGACCTAAATCAGTAACTGTAAGTTCTATAATTTGTGAAGTAGCAAAGAAACTGTTATAAAAGTATTCTCTCATATCTTCCCTTGCAGGATTGATATATTCGAGACTATCATATATATTATCAGCTTCTTCTTTGGTAGTCACTTGTAGTAACTTACCATATATATCTTCTCTTAACTTGTCATATTCTTCTTTATTTATATATTCTTGATTAAGGAGTTTCTTAATAATAGTTAAATTAGGTTCCTCATGCAAGATATTATTATAAACATCTTTAATTCTGTTTACTAATCTTTTATTTCTTTGTTCTTGATTTTCTCTATTAAAGTATTTTAATTTATTCTTGTTTTCTACACTATCAAATAAACCTATTTTATGCCATTCAGACATAGCTTCTTCAAACTTACTTTCAAGAATATCTCTAAGATACTCTTCCATTAAAGCATCAAGTTCTTCATAATCTTCCTCTTGGATTAGTTTCTCCATAGTAGATAAGAAATACCCATCATTTAATGATGGTAAGAACTTAAATTCAGCAGCACCTACATTTACTAATTCTCCATTTTTATATACCATGTCAAAATTAGCAATAGGTTTAATAGATTTATCACCAGAGTTTATTTTTTCTGCTCTTTTTTTAACAGTCTGTATTCTATTGTACTCTTGAGTTACAAGGTTCTTTAATCTATTAATGATAATGTCATCATACTTTAGCTTATTACCATTCTCATCTAACTCATCACCTGTTCTTACTCTTTCAAATCTAATAAATTCAGATGATTGAGAGTCTGATAAGGTAGGTACAGCATACCATGCAAGACCTGACTCTTTAGGTTCACTATTGAACTGATTTAACAATACCAAAGTGTAATCTAAATCATCCCACTCACCATATTCTTTACCATTATAGTTTAATAAGATATGATGGTCTAAACTTTCTCTTGCTTTAGGGTCTGTAGCTAACTTTTCTACCCAAGTATTTAACCACTTACCACCTTTCTTAAACCATTCATATTTACCAAATTCATCTTCTATGTATTTTTGAAATTTACTTTCATCACCAAGAACATTTTTTAGTTTCTTAATTGTCTTTAGAAGGTAGGAAGGATTAGTGTGAGAATAGTATGACTTACCATTTTCTCT